CTAAATCGGCCACCACAGCTCGACAAGCTCGTACGCAATACGCACAGCGCCAGAAAAATATCCTTCCATCAGGGTATAAACATCGAGATGAGATTAGTCCCATTCTTGACATGATCGCCACTCCTGAAATGACTGCAGTAGAGAGGCTTGAGTCATACTCGATAAAACACAAATGTCCGCACAATAGATCGTGGAACAAATATCGCATAACCAACAGATGGTTTACTCCTCTGTGTGACCATAAATATGAGTCCCTAGGAGAACCACTTGCTACACCATGTCATCGGTGTCGTTCAAATACAGTCATACAAACACATCGTCTCTGTGGACATCAAGGAGAGTATTGTACTCGTTGTAGATTTACATTCTACGACAAGGATGATACTTCTATCCAAACTCCTTTGTCTTGTTTTTGTCATCAAGAACTTAAGAAGATCGAAATCGAAGACGACCTCAAGGTCCCTGTGTTTGTTAATGGTCAGTATGATCATAAATTGAGAGAGAACAATATATCCAGTTTTCTCAACATGGTCACAAAATCTAAACCTGCTGATCGTGGTACTTTTAGTAGTGTCACTCGTAGGAAAGGCATAAAAGCAATTCTCCAGGATCTTACACCTGTCCCGGAAGAAAATGTTGTCAGTCTGCAAGAGTTTCCGCTAGCTCTAGCTGATGTCGAAACAAAGCGACGACCTCCTCGATTTAGGAGAGGTTTTCGCATGGCTTTAAAAATGCAACAGCAACCTGTAGAAGTTCAACAGGAAGGAGGTCAAGTTTCAATGTTGGCTACGAAAGCAAAAACATCTGTCAAGTCAATAGCACAGCCTATTCTTAGTGCTATTAGGGACACTGCCGACGCTATCAAACGCTGGTTACTGTCTTTCAAGGATGAAATGCTTTCTGAGTTTTCATCGATTGCTAAATTTGGAGCTTTGATATTGAGGATACTAACATCTGTTCTTAATGCCTTGTCGAAGAAGAGTCCTATGGAACTGTTGTTATCGGTCTCTTGTCTTGCTGGCAATCGAGCCCAGATGTGCTTGGCACTATCAACTCTTCTTGTTGAAGCTCTTAATGAGTTTTTGGATGATACTGTTTGGTGCTCTGGAATCCTTAGGGTTCTGACAGATTCAGTAGATGAATCCATAAAATCATGGAGATCATCTGATAAGCGAAAAACCATCGATGAGATTGATGCCCTTTGCAAAGAATTGCGCTATGGATACCTTGCGTATTGTAAAACAGCAAACTTGATACCTCAGCAAATCATGACGCTCACCGGATATGTGCATTGGTTGAAATCAGTTCCAACAACGGACAACACCTATTACTGCATTTCTAGACATATAGAAGCTCTCGACAAGTTCGACCTTCATTTGGTTGATGTTCGATTGAGCTTAATGGTTAACGAAGTTGAACAGGAAGGTTTCTCTGATTTGATGCAGAGCTGTATATTGCTTCTTCCGAGTGAATTTCATCTTTCCGGTTTGAAGACTGTTAGTTTGTTTTGCAAAGAAATTTTGCCTGTAATCTTGGTTGCTAAGAACATAGCTGAGTTTTCAACAAAAATCATTGGTTGGCTTTCATCTATTCTTGGTTTCCACATCACTGATACTCGCACTTGGTTAAATCTTGAGTTTGCGAAACCCGAGAGTCCCATTAAACTGGGTGCCTTGGCTGCTTTTGATTACAAACTGATGGCTAATTGCGATCATCCACAAGCAGGTCAGAAGCTTACAGAAGCTAAGAAAGCGAGAGATGCAATGGCTGCGTATATCAAGGAACAAGACAGGTTTGATCAACACACTATCAAGTTTATGTCAGAAGTGGACAAACTAATATCAACAACAAGTTTGCCACCCATGGCTAGAAAACATGAGCCTTTTTGTGTCAGACTGTATGGTCTA